AATATATGTTAATGAGTGGTTTATTGATGAGGTTTGAAATAAAGTTGCTCCAAAATGAGATTCTTTGTTAAAGTCAATGTATTTTTTATTTTGAGAAGTATGCTTATATGCATCAGAGAAATAGTGGGTGCCTTTATCTGTGTATATATTGAGTTTGATAATTTCATCATCGACTCCGAAACAGCGTAGCATGTTACGTATTGCGCCTTCTGTTCCTTTGTGTTTGTAAATGCTTTCTAGGTTATTGTAAATATTCGTATAAATCTGGTTCTTAATGTCTGTAACTTTTTTTTCAAATTGCACTTTATTAAGATCTCTAGATCCGAAAGCCTCTAAGACATTGGCATCTGCAAATAAATTAGATACAACAAGCCCTTTTTCCTCTATCAAGCGATCGGCGAATGGCAACGCTTTATAACTTGAACTTGGATAAACTTTATTTTTAAGACTCGGAAGAGCAGTAATCTGCGCATGCAGAGTATCGAAATAACTTGCTATTATTTGATATAAATATTTTGTTGAAAATCCTGTGGATGGATCTTCATCTCTAATCCACTGGGGCACTTTATTGTAAAGAAGAGCAGGGTTTTCTCTATCATGAGACTTACCTAAATCCATAAGTGTTGTTTTTAAAGAAGAAACATCGGAATGAGTACTATAAATGATTGGATCTTTTTCTTCGGAAGCAATAAGGCCAGATTCCACAAAAGCGGAATCAACAGAACGAGCACCAGAGGCATATCCTGTCCATGTTCCATTCACAAGACGACCGGAGTAATCTAAAACATTTGAGTCTATTTGTGTGTTACCAACAATTCCTTCGTTGAATTTATAATAAACACCCAAATAAGTATTTGCATCATCGGTGTTGGTTCCACCGCCAACATGACGATACCAATTATTGTAAATCTCTTCTGAGGTTCTGCGTGTCTTCCAAAAGCGAAAATCATCTAAACTAGCACTGAGTTTACCGGAATATTGTGAAGCACTTGAACCGGATGGGCTTGCTTGAAGCGCACCTATATACCCGTTAATTAATCCGCCGATCTCGTTTATACCGGTAGAGCCCAGAGACTTATTTTCGTTTAAATCTCCATCAACATAAAGACGCGAAGTAACTCCGGTAGAAGCAGAGACAAAAGACAGGGCATAATGATGCCAATTTGATAAGGAAGAGGTTGTAACTGTTGCTGTTCCAATTGGTTGCTCAAAGAATCCAGTTGTGCCGGATTGCATTGTTACTATAAAAGTATCTTCTCCGCTTGTTGTTCCGGAGAGAGCCAAAGTAAAACGACCATAATTTGTAGAAGAAGATATTTCTCCATTCCAAAGATCCAAAATAACTTCTTTATTGGTGTTTGTTAAATCAAATGCTTCTTTTTTCAGCCAAAATTCTGTTGTTAATCCTTGTGGGATATTCATACGAAGGCTGGTTGTTCTCTTCTTGGCAGCATCATAACTTACAGACTTATCAAAAGTCTGCTGAAGTGGTTTTGTAGTCATATCTTCTGCTACATGAATACCACCTCTGAGGTAAATGTATTCTGTACTATCGGATAGACCATAACCATCTGTTGTTGAAGCTCGTGTGCCCCAACCACCATAAGAAAAGTTTGCATATCCATTTGTCTTTGGGTATCTGTTGTCCAAGATATACTTGTCCAAATATGAAGAAGATAATTCAAATACTAATTTTTCATTCTCAGAACCATCATAGGGATAATTGTTATGTATTCTTTCTATAGAGTTTTTATAATATTCTTCGGCAGAACCGAATTTTGCAAAGTTAGAGGCACTAGCAAAGTCAATAAAAGGATAAAATGTCTCATCTCTTTGAATTGTTGTTAGCACCAAATCTTTTGATTCTACTAATTTACTGCCGGAAGCAGCACTTTCAACTGTTGTTGTTTTGTTGTTAAATAAACTTTTAATACTCATTTTGTTCTACTCTGATTTTAAATGTATAGGGTTGCTCTCTGTAAGAAGAAAGAGAATCTTCATAGAAGGAAAGGTTTAATTCATATGTATAGCCCTCTTCTAATAAGTCCATATCTAAATCAAAGTAGTTTCCGTCGGAATCATACGAAAGCATTGTTTCTGCTGTTGAGCCTGTTCCATATGGTATAACTATCTTTTTATCCGATGCTCTAGTGATTTGATAGGATGCGCTTTCTATCAATAGGTTTTCTGGTGTTGACTTAGCAACAGTGTAAATGTTTGGAGACCAGTTCTTTTCTCTAACATATAGTCTAAATCTTTCTGTTTGGCCGCGTGTATATTTTGGCTTAAGGTTTTTAACATTCATAACGTATTTTGAGTTAGGATTATAATTTGAGAAAGAGTGTTCTTTCGGTGTTATAACCGACCCAGTGTGTAATTCGCTGCCGCTCATAGTCCACACATCAACCAAATAAGGGTATGTAGAAGATATCGTACTAGATGTTGCAGAGAATGTTGCTTTGTAAACACCTTTAGACTCTCGTGAAGCAGATAAAAAATTTACCGCAGTATTGGAAGAATCTCGGAAATAACGAGCCGTTCCTTCAGGTACAGACCCAGAAGATTTATAAAGGTTTAGAACCGGTCGTGCGTTGGAATCTCCAGCAATATCGCGAAGATTTCCCCTAATATAGTTATACATCCAGAGTGTATTTAAATTTTCTGCTGCTGGAGCCAAAGAAGAACTGAAGTAAAAGTTCCCTCTGTTATCTCGTCGTGTTGAATCCCAACGTGCCTCAAGTACAGGGCGGTTAAAATAAAATTCTGATGATCTGGCAAAGAATTTTTTTGTATAATAAGAAAACCTTGCACCTTCTGGGTTTGTAGAGGAAGATGCTTCGTATGACGCTGAGAGATGAACTCCAAATCCATAGTTTTCTTTTGTATCGGCAAGCCATTGTTCAACCAAAGTTGTTACATTTACTTCAAGATCTTCATCGCCTTTATCAAAAGAAGCAGAATATATTGGAGAAGCATGATAATCACCACCTGCTGTTGTCCATGCTGTAGAACCAGCACTACGAACCCAGTTAGAACCAATATCATCATAAGTTAAATCAGAATATCCTTCCATATCTAATCCATTTCCTTCTTCCCAAGAAGATGAAACAGCCAATACATCAAGTTTATAATTTTTTGGAAGTGTATGCGGATGCCTAGCATTAAACATTTTTAAATAATATGAGACACCAGAAGCTGGTATAATCTCAGCATTTTTATCTGCTTTGATTTCGCTGATAGGAAACCTCAGAATGATTCTTGATAATTCAGTTGAAGTGGAACTCTCTTGAGCATATATAGAGAATGTTTCTAAAACGTCTGCCTGTCCCATGTTGGAACCGGTGCCACGAACTGTTAGGTTTTCTTGAAAAGCATTTGTGATTGTGTTATCAGCATCTGCGGAGTATCTTTTAATTGCCATTATTTTGCTATCCCTTTAATATCTTGATTTGGAAATTTAAGTTCCAATATTGAGTTGTTTGGTGTTTGATAGAAAGTTCCATCTTTCGAAATTATCTTGTCCATATCCAGAGTTATTGGAGAATATACTCCTCCGGTTTTATTATTTACTGTGACTTTTCTCACATCGACCACTCCGTCTACACGATTAAGAATTTCATATGCTCTTGTTATATACAGAGGTTCTCCGATATAGAATTTGTCTGAATATAATATTTTCATTTGGTTAATACATGCCCTTAGAACAGCATCTTGAGAAAACTTTTTGTCAACCATAACAGTGAATTCAATCCTAAAGTTAATAATTTTAGGATTATAAATTTCAATTTGATCATTTAATGATCGATATTGATTCAGCCAGTTTTTAATATTGTTTTTCGTGATCGAATTTGTCGCGGATAGGTGTCCGTTGTTGTCTTGAGATATTACGTATAAAGAAAGTCTTCTGTTTGTTGAAGACGGGTCATTAATGATATTTGCCCTTGTAACTGCTCCAAATTGTGGTGGCATATTATATATCAAAGATTCATAATCTTGCTTTGTAACTGCACGATTTTGAGTAGCAAAATACGACTTAGCTCTCTGTTTAAGTTCTTCGGTGGAAATATCAACATTGATAGAGGTAATTGGGCTATCATTATTAACTTCCAAAGAATTCTCAACAAAAATTCTTTGGGAATTCGTTAAAGCAGTAATATCTTCAAACACAAAAGCTTTTGTGGCAATATTAGTAATTGAATTAGCAGAAATATTAGTGCTCTGTGGGGAATTTGATCTATACACAATATTCAATTCTGTATTTGATGGTGATATGCCCAATTTGTTTGTAGTAATTAATTTAGTAGGATCAAATGACTTTGAAGAAATATAATCCTTTCCTAGCATCTTCAAAGCGACTCGTGAAGGATCTGTTATTCCTCCGTCGTCCACATCTTCTGAGCCGAAACCAAATTGCAAATATGTTCCAGTATCGTCTTGTTCCAAAGTAAATCTTCTAGCCGTAGCAAATGGTTTTAATATAGAACGTACACCGTCTGCTGCAGCGTTTTGGTTTGTTGTTTCGACAAACACTACCTCTTGAGAAAGATTCTCAACTTCATAATATCTATTCCCAGAGGAATCATACACAGATAAAATTTGAGATATATTTGAACCACCAACCCGAACTTTTTTAAACCGCTCAAAAGCACTGTTTTTTAAGTCAACAGTTGCAAGGTTAAGTACCCCAGATTGTACTTGGCCATAATTACGAACAGCAAAGTAAGTTGTAGCACCTGTTGTAGAATTAAATCTTGCAGCGACTATATCTGAAGATATATCAGCAAAATCAATATCTTCAGTCAATATAAAGTTACCGCCTTCAGAAGTAGTAAATGATGTGCCCGCTTTTAAGATAGGTAAATATGAACTATCTGGAGCTGTTCCATCAGTATTTGCTGGACAAAGAATAAACAAAGACACAGTTCCAAAAGAAGAAGGTGAGCCAGCAAATTTATACCCCAACGCTCTTGCATGTTTTCTTATATTATCAAATTCTAGTGATGTGTCTAAAAAACTCTCATTAACGTGATAATCTAAATAATAAGATAAAATATCTCCCGTATAAGCAACGGTATCCAGTACTAAAGAACCAAATGAAGCAGCAGAGAAGTCTCTGTATCCATCAGGATAGTATCTCTTCGTATATTCCACTAAATCTTCTTTGATGCTTTCAAAATCTCTGCTTGTATATTTTACAGCAACATTTTTGTTTTTTGGCATGTGTAATCCTCTCAACTAAAATAAGTAGTTTTTGTTAGGATTTTAAAGTACGTTATTATTAACTTCGTTAATTGTTAGATCAAATACCGAGGAAGTTCCACTTTCATTCACAAAATACTTTATTCTTATACTCATTAAATTTGTGTTTCCGGAAAAATTAATTTCTAAATCTTGAATTGTTATGTATGGAACATAAGTTGATAATTGGGATAATATATTCTCGCGAAGAGGCGGCAAGTTGCCAACACCACGCACAATTGATGTGTCGTTTTCAAATAAATATTTTCTTAAACCAACTCCGAAATTTTCATCCATCATTCTTTCCCCAGGAACAGTTAGTAAAGTCATTTTGATGTTTTGATCTACGACTTCTGTTAAATCTGATATTCCGTATGATTCATAATTACCGGTATCTTCATTTATTTTTAACGGGATCGCTGGTGTTATTTTATATGTTGGCATATTAAAAACCTTTTTTCTTAAATAGCTTTCCAAAGTTGTTTTTACATTCATTCCCATCTTTATCAAATGGTGAATCCGTGACCAATCTTCTCTGAATATCTATTGAGAACTCAAAATTAGGAAGGAATTTTAACCCATCTAATATCTTTCTTTGGGCATGCTTGACGATATCCTCGTTATTTTCTTCTTCATTTGGAGGATCTCTGTCATTGTTTTTATAGAAAGATACAAATAGTTTTCTTGCTTCACTTTTTGAGTCATTAAACACTTTCCCAAAGTTGCTCGGAGAAATTGGGTTCTCATCATCTCCAGATGCTCTCTCCGTAGTATCCCCTAATGAAGCCAAGAAGTTATTATAAGAATAAATCATATATATCGATGGAACCTTCTTGATCTGTAATACATTATCAACCAAATGCTTGAAGTTTTTCGTCTTAACTAACTCATCTATATAGCACTTGAGATCTTGATCTAAATTATCATCAGAATTTATCAGATTAATCATCTTTACATCTAAAATATCTTGCTCAAAAGAAGCGACAGGGAAAGAATACTTGGAACTTTGCAAAGTTTTTTGGCCGGAATCTGTTTGAAAAGAAGCAGGACTTTGAACAAAACTTCTATTTGCTTTTGATACTTCATTTTCTATAATTTCTAAGTCGGTTCCCTCTGGTGGTAAATAACAAAGACGAACTCCATATTTTATACCTATACTTCCTTCATATTCTTCACCGTTTTCACTTAAAACAGCATTTCCAAAGTAATCCGATACATTAGCTAAGGCTTGGATATCGGAAGAATTTTGATTTAAAAATACCTTAAATTCTTGTATATTTTGTATACCTTTAATCGGAAAGGGGGATTGAAACCTTGTGGCTTCTTTTGGCTCCACGACAACATACTTTTCCAAGAAAAACCCACCTCTCTTTTTTAAGTCTTCATATCTTTCATCGGATATTTCACTACCATTAAGTGAGTGAACCATATTACGTTTCGCACAATGATTAACATCTCCATATGGAAAGTTTCCGACTCCACCACCAATAGGAACTTCATTATCGTATACACCCGCTTCAATCTGTTTTCCCAGAAGCATATGAGATCCACCAATAAAAAATTTACGAATATCATAAATATATGGTCTTGGTTCAATCTCTTCTCTCATTTTCTTGGTGTATATATCAAGTTCTTCTTTAATCACATACTTTAATAACTTCTTTATATCACCAACAACCGAGTTTAGTGAATAAATTTTCGATGCAAACCTAGCTTGTCCTAATCCAATAAGTGCTATATCAAAAGTGACGCTTTCGAAGAATGATAACAAATCAAAACCCTCACCTTTACCTGATATAATTGCTGCTCCTTCTTTGACTGTCTTGATCTTTCTCTCAACTTCTTCTGTATAAATTTCTACTTCGGAAATAAACCTTCCATCCTCCAACCTGGCTTGTCCGGTGAATATGCCGGCATAGGCTTCTGCTATATTGACGATGTCGTTTGTTTTCATTTTTAAAAGATCATTTGTTGTAATCGCTTCATAATCTTTCTGTACTTGATCGCAAATTTCCAAAATTTCTTCAATCTCTTCATTGCTTTCCATTTGTCCATCACGAACTTTTCGGTGGACGATCTGTACTACTTGTTCTAAGAATAACAAAGCATAAGTATAACCTTCGTATGTAGAGGTAAATATTGCTGTTTCATTTTTGAGATCTTTAAATATTTTCTCCGAGATATAATTTAACATTGTATTATCAAAGTTTCTCTCGACATCTAAATGTACATTTGAAAAAATAGGAAAACTTCTAATCAAGAAATCACTAAGATGTACTCTTATAGTTGCCCTAACAATACCCTCAATAGTCGCCATTGTATCAGAATTTGATATCTTATCAAAAGGTAACTCTGTTGTACACTCTGGTGAATAAGATAACAATTCGTGATTTTGAATCTTTTGTTTATTTTTATTTATTTGTTTGACTATACTGTCTAGCATCATAAAATTAGAGTTCTTTGGATCACAACCGGTTGGGTTTGGTACAACAATACGAGAAAATTGTAGCCATCCTTTGTGTTCTGCTTCCGCAATATATATCTGTGGCTTGAGATAGGTTCCCCCATACTTTTCTGGATCTAGAAAATG